GAGTGGTTAAAAAATGATTTATGGTAAAGTTTGGGGTCAGACAGAACCTCTTTTAGTGACTCCCATGATTGAAGTCCACAGAATCATTACAAAGTCTGGTTATAAATGTTCAGAACATTTACATAAGCACAAGTGGAACGGATTCTATTGTATTAGCGGTAAAATGAATATTTTTGTACGTAAGAATGATTATGATCATACAGATAAGACAGAACTAGGACCAGGAAATTTCACTACAGTGAAGCCGGGTGAATATCATTGGTTTGAATGTGTAGAAGACGCTGAGGTACTAGAAATCTATTACGCTGAATCAATCTCAGAAGATATTGTAAGAAAGAATACTGGAGGAATTATTTCGAAATGATTGATAAGAATAAGTTCAATCAAGAAATTGAAGATTTTGTGTATGAAACTGGTGAATCTTATATTGACGCAATTATCAATTTTTGTGAAAAGAATAATGTAGAGATTGAATCTGTTGCTAAAATGATTAATAGAGTTATCAAGGCGAAGATTGAATCAGAGGCTAGTGATTTAAATTTACTAACAGAGAAATTATGCAGATTGCCCATGTGATGTCGTTTCCTGGTTTCAATGCGTATAAAACTTATCTTGCGCTGAGAAGTCATTTTACGACTGATTATGATTACTTTAAATATAATGGTAAACTGAGAGTAAAGGAGGAATCTTTTTTAAGACGTAAAGACAAGTTTTTCTTCGAGAAGATAGAAAGGAGGCATAAGAAGGAACTTGTTCCATTCTTCGTTTCAAATCTAATCAAGGAGGATAATAATTGGAGTGGAGGTCTTGTTTCTGACAAGGCTGAACAAGTCTTTAACGAATGGAAGAGAAAGTTCCAGTCACTTAAATATTCATTCCGTGAAGATATGAGTAAACTTCGTGATTATATGGATCGGAATGATCTTCAGTTTGATGAGGTGTTTCAGTGTGATGATGGGCAACATCCAATAATTCTGAAACTCCTCATCTCTGAAGATATATCAATCGAGTCTTTTATTATACTAGACAAAGTGCTAGGATTCGTGAAAAAGATCAATAAATACGTTGACGATTTCATTTGGATCGAGTATAATAAGAAGATAGTAAAGTATTCGTCATTTATTGAAATTGATCCAAAGGAGTATCGTCATGTCGTAAAATCTATATTTGTTTAAGTCGTATAAAGTCGTATTAAGTAGTTTTAAGGAGAATCAAAAATGGCAGCAACATCTTTTGCCGCACTCAAGAAGTCAAGTAAGTCATCACTTCGTGACCTAGTAACAGCAGCCGAAAAGATTACGGCACGAGACGAACTCAACACAAACGAAAATATCTGGAAGCCTGAAGTAGACAAGGCAGGAAACGGATACTCAGTCATTCGATTCCTACCAGCAGCCCCTGGTGAAGAACTTCCATGGGTCAAGGTATACAATCATGGATTCCAGGGTCCTGGTGGTTGGTGGATTGACGAATGTCGAACCACAATTGGCGAAAAGTGTCCAGTTTGCGAACACAACTCTATGCTTTGGAACTCAGGTGTAGAGTCCAACAAGGATATTGTTCGTAAGCAGAAGCGTCGATTAAACTATTATTCCAATGTTCTAGTCGTATCAGATAAGGCAAATCCTCAGAATGAGGGTCAAGTGTTTCTTTATCGGTATGGCGCAAAGATCTTCGAAAAGATGCAGAATGCAATGCAACCTCAATTTGAAGATGAAGATCCAATGAATCCTTTCGATTTCTGGGAGGGTGCTAACTTCAAGTTGAAGATTCGTCGATATGAAGGTTATCAGAACTATGACCTATCAGAGTTTGATAAGAGTTCTGCTGTATCTGACGATGATGCAAGGATTGAAGAGATTTGGAACTCTCAACATCCACTATCTAAGTTTCTTGATGTATCTAATTTCAAGTCATATGAAGAACAAAAGACTCGACTCAATCGTGTTCTTGGTCTTGATGGTGGTCCTGAACTAAGTGAAGTTGCTCCAGCACCTCAACCTCGTGTTGCGGCAGCTAAGGAAGAAAATAGTGTTCCTTGGAGTAATGATGATGAAGAAGATGACGATAGTCTATCATTCTTCAAGAAATTGGCAGAGGAGGATTGATAAAATATCAGAGGGGACTTCGGTCCCCTCTTTTTTGTCTGTATAAAATATAATAAAAGATTAATAAAAGGATAACACGTCTGTAACAAAATTTTGTTAAATATGAATATTACATACGATTACAAGTTCGAAAGGAGATCAAAATTTTGATTAAAACATTAACACTCGCTGCCTTAACATCGGTACTTATTGTAACATCTGCATCTGCAAGGGACCAGATTCGTATCGTTGGTTCTTCAACAGTATTTCCATTTTCCACCAAAGTTGCTGAAGAGTTTGGTAGGACTAGCGGATTTAAAACGCCTGTTGTAGAATCAACTGGTTCAGGTGGTGGATTCAAATTGTTCTGCGCTGGAGTCGGAGAAAAACACCCAGACATCACAAATTCTTCACGCAAAATTAAGAAATCAGAAGTAGAGCTTTGTGCAAAGAATGGTGTAACACCAATCGAATACGAGATTGGTTTTGATGGTATTGTAATTGCTAACGATAAATCAGCAACTCAATATAATTTTCAATTGAAACATATTTTTTTAGCTCTTGCCGCTAAGGTTCCAGTAGATGGTAAGTTAGTACCAAATCCATATGTGTATTGGTCTGATGTAGATCCATCTCTTCCTAATGTAAAGATAAAGGTATTTGGTCCTCCTCCAACATCTGGTACACGTGACGCTTTTCTAGAGCTCGCTATGGAAGGTGGAGCTAAACAAATTTCAGAACTAAAAGATCTTAGTAAAAAGGACAAGAAGAAGTTTAAGAATATTGCTCACCACATCCGTGAAGATGGTGCGTATGTTGATGCAGGCGAGAACGATAATCTAATTGTTCAGAAGCTCCAATCAGATCCAAATTCTCACGGCATTTTTGGATACTCATTCTTGGACCAAAACTCTAATGTTATCCAGGGTTCAATTGTTGAAGGTTTCGAACCTACATTTGAAAACATTGCAAACGGTAAGTATAAAATCTCTCGGTCACTTCAATACTATGTGAAGAAAGAACATATCGCAAAAATTCCTGGTATTCAGGAATTTGTCAATCTATTTAAACGTATGCAAATGGCAGATGGTCCACTTGAGGATAAAGGATTAATCTCTTTAAAATAAACTATAAAATATCAGAGGGGACTTCGGTCCCCTCTTTTTTTTATGTATAAGCCGCAGAAAACCGAGACGCATAGGAGCTTGTTGGCGATTGTGTATATTGAGAAATACCACCAGAAATAGTAGTTTGACGATTACTATTATTGATAATAGTCTGTGATTGATCTACACTAGTTGGTGAAGAGGTACTAGGTGACGCTATAGCTATAGGAGCTGGTGGTTTCGTTGCGTTATTCATTGAAACCATCTCCGCTTCTAAACCATTCATTCTAGGAGATCCAGCTTTATATGTTGGTGCCATTGTTTGGCCTTCGCCTTTGAACGATAGATAGTTTCCTAGATCACCCATGGGAGCCGGCTCCCATATGGGAGCCATGGGAGGATCACCCATGGGAGCCGGCTCCGGAGCCATGGGAGGATCACCCATGGGTGATGCATCGTTTCCTCTAGTTAGTTCTTCTCTTCGTTTTAATAATTCTTCAATTTCCTGTTCTCTATATTCTATTCCGCGGCCGCGGACGCCATCATCATATAGGTTTATAGTTTTTAGACCTTTAGCCTCACGTTCTTTATTACGAGCTTCGTGTTTCTTTTTCGCTTCCTCAACCCAGTTTTGTTTTTCTAAAATTTGATTATCTATTTCTTCAAGTTCTTTTGTTACGACCGCCTTTTCAACGGGCTCAGTCGCCTTTTCAACGGACTCAGAGAGTGTTTTGTTTTCTTGATCACCCATGGGAGATGAAGGAACTATCATAGGAGTAGGTGCCGTGGATGATTTAGATTCTTTCTTCGCTTCTTCTAGTCTATATCTGGCATCTTTTCTATTTGGACCTATTTTAACTGTTCCAAACGAATCCTGTTGTAACTTTCCCGCATAATAAGAAAATACTCTCCCTTTCGGGATGCCGGCTCGGAACCAAGAAGGGGCGGGTAAAGTTTTAATCCAATCCACTATTGTTTTAAAATCGCCTTCGGTTAAAGATGCACCAGTACTTGTAGCCTGAACAACAAAGGTATTAAGAAATTTTTGACCTTGTTTCCAATCTAGATCTTTCAGACCTTCTAATTGTTTTGATATTCTTTCATTTTGAGTCTTTCCAGCGGCTTCACCACCAACGTCTGCATTCACTGCAATATTATTACCCAGTCCCATGCCAAATCTTGCTATTTCGTTTGTTACTACACGCTGCTCACGCGCCTCCACTGATGGGGAGTTATAGTCGAAAGTATCCTCATCATTTTCAATCGGATCATATTCATCCTGCGACACTTCAAACTTTGGGAGACGAACTGCTTGGCCAATAGTTTTTCCTTGTGCTTCAAATTCAGCAGCTTTCTTTTGATACTCTTCCATTTCTTCAGAAGATTTTTCAATAATAAAACTAGTAAGTTCGTAAGCTGCAAATACAGCACCAGC